GATCCGTGTTGCCCGGCATTTCGAGCCATCCTCAAACCTTTCTCTGGCAACAATCATGCCGAAAGGGCTCTGGTTTGTAGTCCTGAGCTTGAATTTGACGTTCAGAGTTTTCAGACTTTCGTTCGCCTGGGCGGTCTGAAGAGTCGCGGAAACACTACCCATTTCTATACCGGGGGTTGATGTGGAGTTTCTAGGATAAAAACCTCCTAACCGCAACCCATCCCAGTCATAGTCACGCAGGTTTCTGGGATGAACCCTGGGCTGAGTCTCAAATGAGAAACTGCCGGACTACGAAAAAAGGGGCTCAGAAAACTCTGTAACCCCTTACGTTCACTGCGTTTTTAGAATGGAATCAGGGAATCTCTAATCCGTTAACACCCGCTGCTCCTGCAGCACGCTGAGAATTGAGACTGATTCCGCCACAGTGAATTTCAGGGAAGGATCTTCGGCTCTATACCGCTGTCTATACCGGGTTTAAGCGATGTAAACAGTGGTAGGAGGTGAGAAAAATCTATCCTGCGGGGACACTACCAAGTTGACTTAGGGCGTCAACCAATACTGGGGGCGAGTCAAACGTCGGAACATGCAGCCGTAACACCCGATACGATTGAAATAACGTTGAGCCCCTTAAGGGCTGCATAAATTCCGGCCAGGCAACGGGGGCCGGTTGCATGGAGAGATCCCATGAACGTGCTCGAAATGATCCGTACCAAGACCCAGAAGAAAGAGGCTCTGAAAGTGGCCCAGGTGGCTGCTACAAAAGCTCCTCAGGTCTTTTTGGTCTATAGAGGGATCGAATACCAGAAGGTTGGCTGAAGCCGCACACAGCCCGCTTAGAGGCGGTTAGATGAGGTCAGTGAGACCTTGTTTCAAATGTTTAATCAAATCCATGGGAGGGATGACCGTCGAGAAATCGAGGTTGACCCTCCTTCTTCTTATGAAGAATCATTAGCAAAAGAATATGACAAGACTATCCAGGAAACCGAAGAAAATATTGCCGTCAATAAAATTCAAAACCCAGAACACTACAAGCAGGGCGTATCACCATACGACGTAGCAAAAAGCATGTATGGGCCGGAAGGTTTGCTTAAGTTCGTTACAATCAACTCAGTAAAATATATTCAGCGTTACCCCTTTAAGTACAAGGGAGATCCTGATAAGCAACTGGACGATCTGATCAAGGCAAAGAGAAGCCTAGAGACTGCAATCGAGCTGCATAAGGAAATCCACGGTAACCAACATATCAGGCATGGGTGATTCAAAAGCGAGATATTTACGCTTCCGATACACAGGAACGCTTGAAGATTTAAACGCACTAAAAGACATCATCGAAGAGATGATGCGCCAGCAGGGGTGGAAACGAGGCTTCTCAGAAATGGGACCACTCGATTCCAACCCTGATATTTATGCTTGGGCAACAGGATGGAAACGCTTTACCTCTAACGAGCAGGATTAATCCTCAAGCATCAGTATTTCAACGACAATTACATACGTTACAAAGACCATCAGCAGGAATATCATAAAAGAGATATCCCAGGGGAAGGAATTCATCCTTTTCCTTGTCCTCGATAGGGTTTACGACGTGGAGAACGTTTTGTACGCCCCTTACCAAAACCTTTTCGTCTACCGTCACCAATAGATGTTCGCTTTGGTGTGGAGCCAATAAATGTGTCTTTAGTCAACATAATTAAACCATAAATTCAATACACTTTTCCAAATACCTGAGACGGTCGGCATAACCCCGCCACCCGCCATTTATTCGGTAGCAGCAACCATCAAAGCCTTCTTCTAAGCAGACACTAAGTAGGTCATTGTTTTCAATCCAGGCAATAGCACTGGTGAATGGGTACTTTTCAGCGACGTAACTAGCACCCTGTTTGACAATGTTTTGGTCATCAATAGCTTCGTTTTTAAGCAGCCATTCCTCAAACTTGCGGTAGTTATATAAACCGGTGAGTTGCAAGACACCTGCGCCTTTCCACAATTCACCCTGACCTGGGGCATGCCCAAGATCGGTCCTGCCCCGCAAGTAGTGGCCATTTGATAACTCTTTCATCCACCGAAATCCACCCGTTTCACAAAGCAGATTTGCCATCAGCATCCGTGACGCATCACGGTGATCTGAAAATCCTGTCCGCTCAAACAAATAAGCGCAGTCGTGGCAAAACTCCTGGCTGAAGCGTTTTTCTGGATACCCCGTCAGATTGCTGAACAGTTGTGGGGTGAACTTAAGTGCAACACCCTGGGTTCCTTTGCTGCGATACATCCGCACCCAAGGGCTGAAATCGCTCATCAAATCGGGGTCTAACGCTTCACACTCCTCCTGTAGGAGCTTGATGGCGTCTACATGAAAAGGATTTTTCTCATCAAAATAGCGGAAAAAATCCAGCAGCTTTCCTGGTTCAAACCTTCCTGTTGTCATTTTGTCTAAAAAATTTGTGTCGAACTTGGAGCACGCCACCCAGAAGCCGTTGAGCTAAAGAACCATCTGGTTCATGCTCTATATATTCAGTATCAGGATCAAGTTTCGGCTGAGAGTCCCTCCAACGCTGCTGTTCCTTGTCAAGCTTGGATTTTAAAGTCTTATAAAACTTTTTCGCTTGTATTAAACGATGCAGCTTATGGAAGGGACCCAGGGACTCATAAACCCAAAACATCCGGCCATCAGGTGGCAGATCTACTTTCCCTTGCGAGTAGAAAGCAAAGTGTTTAGAGCAGAGGCTGCAAGTTGAAGCAGCGAATTAGATTTGACCTTTTCATTGGGAATCGCAGCCAAGATTTCGCTAATGGCGGCAAGAACAATCCAAAAGATAGGGCTTTCGATAATACCCATTGTTACATTTGCGGTGGAGCTGTCTTATTGTAACCAATCAAAATTTGATCCAACTTATAATCCATTCTGTCAATTCTGGCGTCTAGTCGTTCTAGGATGTTCTGAAGATCTGTCTTGTCGACGTACTTCTGAGCCAAGCGCAGTTCAATACTATCCATACGATTTTCCATCAATGCAACGTGTGCTTGCTGCTTCTGATCAATAGCCTCAAACTTGCGCCCAAGAGTTACTATTGCAGACAGAGCACCGCCAGAAATTCCGAGTACCAGACTCAGGGGCAATAAAGGCTCCACAAAATACTCTCTCTTCCTATTAAGTATAAAATACTTGTGCATTACAATTAAAAAGTAGTCTAAATAAGGACTGTGATAGAGCCCGGAACCCATAACTTCACTATCTATCAGGGCGCGACCTTTGAACTGGATCTGCAGTACAAGGACTCAACAGGCACTGGGGTCAATATGTCTGGATATAGTATTGCCGCAAAGCTGGCTAATCAAACTAATAGCAGTGACATTCTTGCCACATTTACTACAAGCTTTACAGACGCATCAACAGGTCAATTTCAAATTAAATTGACTGCTGCAGAGACCGCAGCCCTTGTTAATGGTGGGTTGTACGACGTTTTAATTACCGAGCCGGGTGGCGATAAATATTACATCCTGCAAGGCCGCGCATCACTTGACCCAGGAATTACAGGACTGTAATGGCTGTCAATCAAGTAGTTCTGAATAAGACCGCAAATGCCGTCAATGTCAGTCAGACAGAGACAAAGGTCACTGTATCGGCGGGTACAAGCACCACGGTAGTTGCCCAGGTACTCAGCAAACCTGCTGTCAGTGTCACCGCTACAGCACCGTCTCTGAACATCCAACAGGGCCAGGCACAAGTTGTTGAGGTAGTAGCAGCAGGCCCACAAGGACCACCCTTTACGGGGGCGACATTCTTCAATGTTGACGCCATATCAGCTCTGGACGCGACGGACATCGGCAAAGTCGTCGCCTGGGATGGCACTGAATTTCAGCCCACAAACATTCTTGAAAACGATCTAACAATCTCTGGAGGTGCTTTCTAATGGCCGTTACTCTCAAAATTCGTCGTAGGGCCAGTACAGGTTCAGCAGGTGCTCCAAGCGCACTGAAAGCAGGCGAGCTTGCCTACTCCGAAGTAGCAGCGACAAACTCGCTGTTTTATGGCTATGGGGACGACGGCTCAGGAAATGCCACCTCGATCATCTCTATTGCAGGGCCTGGGGCATACTCCACGCTGACAACAGCGCAGACCATTAGCGGCGACAAGACCTATACGGGCTCGCTTGATTTCACCGGAGCAACCGTCACTGGACTGGCGACTAACTCAGACGAGTTGACAGAAGGGTCAACAAATCTGTTTCTGACTGATGCACGGGTTCGAGCAGCACTGAGTGCAACCACTGCAAGCGGAGTGACGTTCACCAGTGGGACTGGTGTTATTGCTCTGGCGAGTGTTCCCAATTCCTCGCTGGCAAACTCATCCGTCACATTTACGAATGGGACAACCGCCTTCGCCAACAACCTGGGCCAAACGGTCACCATCCAGGGAACAGCAAACGAAGTCGAGGTCGGATCAGATTCCGCCAGCAGAACTCTGACCGTTGGCCTGCCTGATGATGTAACTATCGGGAATGACCTAACAGTCACGGGTGATCTGGTCGTTAATGGAACAACCACCACGGTTAATTCAACGACAGTGACCGTCGATGACAAAAACCTTGAGCTGGGTTCTGTTGCAACACCAACCGACAGCACAGCAGACGGTGGAGGAATCACCCTTAAGGGCGCAGCGGACTACACCATCACTTGGGTGAATTCCACGGATAGCTGGACGTTCAATCAGAACATCAACGTCACTACTGGTGGCCTATCCATTGGAGGTACTCAGGTTCTAACCAGTGCCCGACAGCTCAAGAACACCGCCATCACAGGCACTGGCAACACCAT